ACAACAGGGTGCTTACCACTGGCTTTCCCTCGATTGCTTTACTGCAGTAACCGCATTTCTTCTGCATTCTTCCCCCTACATTTGCACCGTGAACCCGGCCGGATGCTCGTCCAGTAAACCTTTCAGTGGATAACATTCAGCTTTCACGTGTTGCTCTTCTGCAGCTGCCTTGCAGTCATTCTCAGTGTCGTAAACGCCGAGCAGGACATCCTGATTACCGCCCGTCAGCATGCTGACGGTGAGAACCAGGGCAAACATCGTGCTCATAAAGGGCCTCCTTTTTGCGCGAGCATGTAGCACACCCGGCGGATGAAAGCCGACAGCGGATTTAAACGAACAGCCTGCTGACGAGCGGGTTTGCGTGCGAAATCATTCATAGAAACAATCCCCTCAGTGCGCTGAAGAGCGCGATCCAGATGAAGAGCCCAATAACTGCTGAAATGATCAGGGCTCTGATGCCTTGCTTGCTCATTCCAACTCCTCATGTTTGCCTGTCTTTTAACCACTTCAGGCTCGGTGGTATGCTGGTAGTTCTCACACAGCCAGCAAGGAAATAAAAAATGTCAAAACTGACAACTATGAAAGTTGCTTGCCCTGATTGCGGAAGCGAGATGCTCAAGCGTCCCGATGGTTTCGACTTTGATACAAATTTTGTTGGCGTCAGTTGTGCCAACTGTGGTCGAGAAATCACTAAGGACGATGTTGTTAAGCAAGGGACGGATGTTGTCAAAAAGCAGGTTGACGACATCCTCAGGGATGCCTTCAAGGGAACGGGCTGGAAGCTCAAGTAACCCCAGTAGTTCCTCGACCTGATTGATTACTTCCGTGGCGTCTATTTCGAGTTCAATAGGCGCCACCTTTACCTTACTCATCTCACCCTCATTGCCTTGTCGCCGGCCAGCGGAACGTTACTACCTACTGCGCATTGATATTTCCACCTCATCCCGGAATTCGTATGCTCCGGGCAGCTACTTCGTGGGCGTCCTGCCTTGGTGGGGTGTTGCTGGAGTTAATTAAACACAATGTTTAATGTTGTGTCAACATTATGAGTAATTAAACGTAAACAAAAAGTTTATAACCAGAGGTGGGTTAGTGCAGGGAGTAAGTTTATGGGTCTATTCTTTGGTTTTAAAAACATCTATGAGGGCTAATGGTATGCGGTATGAGGATGAGTTTTTCGCAGAGATGCACCCGCAAATAGCGCAGGTTATCGGGGTAGCGGTTATGCAGTTACTGGTTGAAAAGCAAGAGCCGTCAAGAGAGGCTCTGATAGAGATGATTCAGGTGTTGTGGCAGGAAGACCAGGTGGATCTGGCTGTGGAGTTGGCGCTTGATGTGCTGATGCTGCCGAAAGAGTAGGGCAATAAAAACCCGGCGCGGTGGCCGGGTAATTATTTTGCATCCACAATAAATAGCCTGTTTATCTGGCCTTTTTTGACAGTAGCCTTTGCGGTGATAGTGAATACCGAAGATGGATCGCCTTTAGTGGATATGTATGAACCAAGGGCGTTGATGTATGGGTTATTTTTCTTGCTTGCCGAAGGATCGCTTATTTCAGAAGCTATTCTCCTGTTGGAGTCATCGCCTTCTAAAATTATTTTTGCTGTCATGTTGTGTGCGTCAAATTCTGTTAGAAATGCGCGGTACTCACGAAGCCCGATTACCTCATCGTCATCAAGCTTGTCAATTTCAGCCTTATCATGCTCATTTACTTTGAGGAGGCAGCCATCAACGTTGGTTGCAATGGAGATCTCGTCACAAGTATTGCCTATTGGTGATACAGCCTGCCTTACAGATGGGCGTAACTCTACAGCCATTCGGTCAATCACAGCGATCAACTTGTCGATGGTTCCTGCGTCCTTGTTCCCTAGCGCCTCTATGGCTTTTTCAAGAGACTGCTGTAAAGCTTTCATTTCATCTTTCTTGTTGGAATTTCTCGCAAAAATATATTGTAGAATTGCACCCAGTATAGTTGCGGCGATCCCAGAGAACAACTGATTCTGAGTGACGAAGTTTAGGGCAGCATCAAGGGTAAAACAGTTAGCTTTTGCCTCACGAGCATACACCTTAACTTCTTGATAATTAATATATTTGCTATACTTTTGTGTGGCAGAGAATGACGCCGCTGTAGATAGGACTTTAGAGAACCCCTTAAGAGATTCTCCAAGGCAATTCAGATCTATCTCATGATTTAAAGCATCCTTTCCGTCATATCTAAGAGATATCTTTATATCCTGTAAAGTGCCACCATCCATAACCATCCCTCATATAATTATTATGAATTTCGCCAACCTAAACAGCCTATCCATGCTTCCTGTACGTCTGCGGCATTACCAAAAAACATCGAACTACCGGTCTGGCTTACTCAAAGTCATCCCGCCCACTCCTTCGCTTGAAGAAAATTTTGTCCAGCCTGAGGACTATCCCAACCAACCCGATAATCAGCAAAGTAATAAGTATGGGGATAACTAAGTCAGACATGCTTCCTCTGCATTGTTTAAATCTTATTTAGGCGGAGCATCAGAGGACTGGCTGTCTAGCCATTCTGCAAGTTTCTTTAAAATCTGCACTCAAGTTGGATCTGCCTTATGTACTTGGAGTCGCATAGCCACCCAGAATGAACCACGCCAGAAAAGCGACTGCAATGATGAACACGCTCGCCGGAAATGCTATACCAATTCTCATAAGACCGCCCTTAACTGTCACTCGCCATCACCCTTAATCCGCCGCCCCATGTACTTGGCATACAACTCATCGAGCTCTTTGAGCCGCAGAGATACGATCCGCAGCATGTTCTGTTGCTCTTCTTCGTTGGGGAGTTGGTTATAGAGTTCCAGCAACCGCTTCTCGTCCGGGCGTAAACCATCATTTGCATCGACGTCCTGACCTAAAACCCACTCAAGGCTTACGCCAAGAGCATCAGCGAGCTTTATGGCAGAGCTCTTTCCGATCGCTCCCCGCACAAACCAGTTGTTAACCGATTGCGAACTTACACCACAAATTCTCGCTATATCCGCTTTGGATATGCGCTTCATCTCAATTATTTCATTGAGCCTTTGGACCTGTGGGTTGTCGGACTGGTGCGTATTTTTTCTCATATATCACGATTTTAAACTAAATGTTTACCATCTCAACATTCATAAAGTTGATATGAAAATAAACATAATGTTTAATTCTCTCTGTAACTTTAACGGAGTGGTTTATGAACGCATTAGAAAAAGCCATACAGATCGCTGGTGACGCAACGAAGCTAGCAGAAAAACTGGACGTCTCATCTATGACTATTAGCCATTGGAAGCATCGCCATGGGGGAGCCGTTCCTCAGTCTCGGGTTTTCCAAATCTTCCGGGTAACCGGCGTTACTCCGCATGAACTTCGCCCAGACCTTTACCCAAATCCAAACGACGGTTTGTCTTCACAAAATCTGGCGGGATGACCATGCAAACACTTTCCTTTCAACAAAATACCGGATTCAACCCCGGCGCTCTGATAAAGCGAAATCAGGCGAAAGTGGCAGATCACGACGGCATTCGTTCTGCCGTTCGCGCCTGGGCCGCTGCTGAAGGTCAGGATGTTGTTTCGGCATACATCATCGATGAGTGGCGCCAGCAGGGCGGGGAAGAAATTGAATTTCCCGCGGACATCAGCCGCGCCCGCCAGAAGCTTTTCCGTTACCTGGATAACGAGGTCGATTCTGAAAAGTATCGCGCGAATGTGCGTCTTCTGACGCCAGCCATCATGGCCGTCCTCCCGTTGGAATTTCGCCACCGCCTGTTGCCTGAAGACAATTTCATGTCCCGACTGGCACGGCTGGAGAAAGAGACCAGCGAAGCGAAGGTTGCCGTTGCCATGGGAGCTCCACGTCATCAAAAGCTGAAAGAACTGAGCGAGGGAATTGTCGAGATGTTCCGGGTTGACCCAGAACTAACGGCGCCACTGATGGCCATCGTCACTTCAATGCTGGGGGTTTTGTAATGTCGGGTATCAAAAAGGCGAAAGCCGCGGTGCTGTAACACCAACGGCTTTCAGGTGCAAAAACGAAGAGGTAATTGCGAGGTAAGTATGTCAGGAACAAAGACTGAGGTAAACGCCCAAACGACCCATAAATGCTACTTTTGCGGAGCGAGCAATATTGAGGTTGCAGGCGTTCTCATTGCTGGCCCCGGCGTATCCATCTGTCAAAAATGTGTCTTTCAGTGGGTTGATATTTTCTTTCAACACGCAGAAAAGACCGATAAACCAACGTCATAAGTTCAGGGGTATCTATGCGTGACTATGCAACAGTCGCACCGCAATTCTGGCTGGGGAAAACAGGTCGGGAACTGCGGAAAAAAGGCGCTGAAGCGCAGGTGGTCTCGTTTTATCTCATGACCTCGCCACACGCAAACATGCTCGGTTTGTATTACCTGCCAATTCTCTATATCGCCCATGAAACAGGGCTGGGCTTAGAAGGGGCTTCGAAGGGGCTTAAAAGCACCATCGAAGCGGGGTTTTGTAGCTATGACGAGGACACAGAGATGGTCTGGGTGCATGAAATGGCCGCCTACCAGGTAGGCAAGGCATTAAAGCCAGGTGATAACCGTTGTGCAGGGGTCAGGAGTGAGTATGCATCACTTACAGAAAACCCTTTTCTTTCATTATTTTACGAGCGTTATAAGGATGATTTTCATCTGAATGTCAAACGCGAATCGTGCCCAACGCCAGAAGGGGCTTCGAAGGGGCTTCGAAGCCAAGATCAGGAACAGGATCAGGAACAAGAACAAGATAAAGATCTTTCGGGGCATGGCTCCGCCACCCCCCCAGATGGTGGATCCTCCGATGAAGCTCCATCTGAAAAGCCGAAAAGCAGTTACCCGGAGGAATTTGAACTGGCCTGGAGGGAATACCCAAAGCGCGCAGGAGGCAATAGCAAGGTCGATGCGTTCAAAGCCTGGACTGCCCGAATTAAATCAGGCGCAACAGCGCAGGAGCTTACCGATGGTGTTCGACGATATGCGGATTACGTCACTGCTGCCGGAAAACTCAACACTGAGTACGTGAAACAAGCGTCCACGTTTTTCGGTCCCTCAAAGCACTACGAGGAGTTGTGGAGCTTCGAAGTACCAACCGGTAAACGGGATCCGAACTCAATATCCCAGCCAGATAAATTAATTCCGAGTGGGTTCAGGGGGTAGTGATGAAAAATATGATTGGTACTGGTAGTGCGCTGGAGCGGCTGAAAAAACTCATCCCTCCGGGTGTAGAGCCTAAGTTTGGCAGTGTAGAGGAGTGGAGAACCTGGCAGGCCGAGGAAGGGCGCAAACGCTGCGAAGAACTGGAAAAACAAAACCAGCGTACCCGTGCTGAAAAAATATTCGGACGAGCGGGAATTCAAGATCTGCATCGGAGCTGCACGTTCGCAAATTACCAGGTGGCAGGAGATGGTCAGCGCCGGGCGCTCACGATGGCGAAAAGTTACGCACAGAACTTCGGTTCAGGGTTCGCCAGTTTCGTATTCAGCGGAGCGCCGGGAACCGGGAAAAACCATCTGGCGGCCGCAATCGGAAATCACCTGCTGGCTGGTGGTCGCTCTGTGCTGGTGGTGACTATTCCTGACCTGATGCTACGTGTTCGCGAGTGCTACGACGACGGGCAGTCAGAGGCTTCGCTTCTGGACGACCTTTGCCGGGTAGATCTGCTCATCCTGGACGAAGTAGGCATTCAGCGCGGCAGCAGCGGCGAAAAGGTCATTCTGAACCAGGTTATCGATCGCCGCCTGTCGTCGATGCGTCCGGTCGGCATCCTGACGAACCTGAACTACGAATCTCTGACGGACACCCTCGGCGCGCGCATTCTCGACCGTCTCCAGATGGACGGCGGCATGTGGGTGAACTTCGACTGGGATAGTTATCGCAAAAACGTCCGCCATCTGCGCGTCGTTAAGTGAGGAAAACATGGCTAGAGCATTTTCTGCTGTTGAGCGCCGGGAGTATGTCCGCGCAGTGATTCGAATCACCAGACATCAGGGGCGACTCACGACCGCCGAGGCAATGAAAAAACTGGGGCTGAGCCGCGCTACTGTCCAGCGGTATTTTGCCGAAGCAGAAGCGACTGGCGAGGTTGTCCGGCATGGTCGTTTGGGGCTTTTCCGCGATCAGCGGGCCGTCATCGACTTTGACATGAAGCGTTTTGGCCTGGTGCCGAAAGTTGCTGTTGGGATGAATTACAGCCTGCTTGGCAGTCCTGTTTTTCAGCGAGTTTTAGATGTTCAGGAGGCTATTCATGGCTAAGAATTCAATCGATGTATACGGTGCCAGCGGCAAAACAAACGTGCTCAATTTCGAGCCTGAAAACCTGCACCTGGTCACCGATAAGACCCACCCACTTTATGATGAGCGGGTACACCTGCCTATTGAGGAAGGGATGGTACTGAACATTGCGGAGCTGGGTGTACTTGAGCCGATCATCGTCTGGAAAGACCCTGAAACGGGGCTCACCTGCGTAGTTGTTGGCCGTCAGCGCGTTAAACATACCCTGGAGGCAAATAAACTCCGTCTGAAAGAAGGCAAAGACCCACTGCTTGTACCTGGAGTAGTTAAGCGCGGATCAGCAAATCAGATGGCTAAATATATGGTCAGCGAAAACGAAATTCGTCGACCTGATACACCGCTTGGCCGGGCTAAAAAAATGTCAGACCAGCTCGACCGCGGGCTCGATGAGGACGACATTGCAGTGTTGTTTGGCTGCAGCGTTCAGACCGTTCGTGCAACGCTTTCCCTTCTCGATGCCACTCAGGCCGTCAGGGAAGCGGTAGAGGCTGGCACAGTTACCGTTACCCAGGCGCGTCAGCTGGCATCGCTTAAACCCGAAGAACAGCGGGAGAAAGTCGCTGAAATCGAGCGGGCAACAGCTGGTACTAATGGCCACGAAAAAGCTCGTCGACAACGCCAGATTCTCGGTGAAGCAAAGCCGCGTCTCAAATCACGCAAAGAAATCACAAAAGCCCTCGAAGGTGCCAGCGGTGAATACGCGGCGGCTCTGCGCTGGGTGCTTGGGGAGGCTGTATGACAATCGTAAAAACCCATACCGGCACCGTGATCACCAAAGACGGTCCGAAGGTAAAAAAACTGCACCAGACAGAGCGGATGTGGGTCGTCGGCAAAAACGAGTTTTACCACAAAGAAACCGGGCGCCGTCACTTTGCAGAAAATACGCGCCGCCGGTTGTTGTTGGAAACGATTGAGGCGATAGGTGGTTCACATGACTGAACACGTCGAAAAATACACAAACAAGGCTATAGAAATCATTGCCGACTATATCCAGCGCACTAACAAGAAAAACGAGCAGTTGCAGGAAGCGAAAGTGCGCTTGGATAAAAAAATCGCTCTGTTCGCAGACGATGAGAACTGCAACACAAACAGGCTGATGTCCGTATTTTTACCAGCAATGACCAGCCATACCCGAGATGGCTTTTTCGAAGAGATAGCAGCGGCGTTAGAAGGAGCCAACCAATGACCAAATATGAATTACTCGACTCAAAAATAATGAGCAAAATTGATGCGCATCCTATGCCATTTTCCAGCCTGTACGTCATGGATGTAGTAGAAGAATGCAGCCGCATAGCAAAGGATGAGAATAAGCCAGAACCTTTCCGTATTCTCGATCGCCGGCTTCAGGCGTTACGTAAATCGGGAAAAATTCGCAGTACATCCAAAGGCTGGGTGAGGGCTTAACTAATGACCAGCAAATTAACCAGAGAGCGCCTGCAGGAAATCGCTGAAGATGGATTCCTGAAGCATGGCGAAAGCAAAGAACTGGCCCGTATGGCGCTGGCCGAAAAGGCCAGCGAGCCGGTGATATTGTACCGGGAGCGCAATCCCTACAACGGCTTAACCACAGGCTGGCAAGAGCTTACCGAAAACGAGTTCTCATTCCTCAAAGAGAATGCCGGGGAAAATGCAGAGTTCCTCACGCTCTATCGCCACGCGCAGCCAGCGCCGGTAATACCGGATTTCAAAAAACTGGCTCGCGAACTGGTTGTTAATCTCGTCGATTGCGGCGGACTGGATGAAGGGGTGAAAGAGAAGTATCTGGAGTGGGTGGAGAAAACCTGCCGCGCCGCCATGCTCGCAACCGCCACGCAGGAGGCATCAGATTTGACGTAATAGCCGATAAATCATTGTCTGTCGCATGTTTTTATTCAAACCAAATGCTAATGTGGTCAGCATAAATGGGCAGCTGCCTACTATGCGGAGGATTTATGGAAGTCGATTTTTTGCTTATAGGAAAAGGTCTAACAGGGCAAATTAAACGGTATGATTATCCAAGAGATAAATTAAGGGTTACTGAGTTAACGGTTGAGTCTGCCAATGAGCCAGTTATAGTTAGACCAGTCCTAGTGTTTGACGTTATTCAACATAAGTTTGATGGGAAAACATATGCAGTTGCCATCGGGGCATCAACAGATTCAGTACAGATTAATGCTCTTATTGACAGGTTAAAACCTCAACCCATACCCGAAAGTTTGCTTATGAAAGGCGACCCTTACGAACAAAAATAAATTATAACCCCCTCCATCAACCGAGGGGGGGTATGTCGAAGTGGAGCATTGCAGCCAAACCGAAAGACGAGCAGAACAAGGTTAACGTTGACCTTGCGTTCTCCGGCGTTGCATGCAAAATGCGTATTAGTGAGCTCTGGACGTATGGAAAACAACAGTTGGTATCGTTTATGAAAAAAACATCACTTCTGGTTTGTGCTTCCCTTATATCAACCGTGGTGTTTGCTCTTGATAATAAACAAGAAATAGCACCTTCGCGTATAAGTTGTCCCACGCCAGTGATGCCAGTCAAGGCTCAGGCAATGAGAACTGAAGGGCGTGTCGATTATGCAGCATGGGTTAATGATAAAGGCGAAGTGTACTCAGTAGACATTAAGGGCGATGAGGTTTTCTTCAGGGAAACTGAGGTTGCTATTAAAAAGTGTAAGTTTGTGCCAGGCCATCCAGGGATATATCGGGATACAATAAAATTTAGTCTGGTAAGACCTTGAAAAGGGCGTTTGTCGTCAAATCCCTACCGTTTAGGTAACTCCGAAGTATGCTGAGGCGCCGGTGAGGGCTAATATACCGGATATGTGCCTGAAAAAAGACATTGCAGTATGATAAAACCCGCTTCGTCGGGTTTTTTATTATGGAAAAACATCAATCTAAACATAAGCATGGTGTTGGCAAAAAGTGCGGCAGAGGGGTTGAACATTTCACACAACCGGTATACTGTTTGTTTATACAGTATCCATGTGAGGTGCTAACCATGAAAGTTGAAGTCACAATTGATAAACATAAAAAACTCCCTGATGGCGCCATACCTGCGCTTGAGCAAGAATTGCTGCGCCGCTTGTCCCAGTCTTATGATGATTGCAAATTAACCATTCGACGCACAAGCAACGATGGCCTTAGCGTTTTGGGTGGCGCTGATGGCGATAAAAAACGCGTTGAACAAATCCTGCAAGAGACGTGGGAAAGCGCGGACGACTGGTTTTACTGATTCACCTTTTGGTGGCTGGCATTTCCCAAAGCTTCGCAATGAGCGTGCTGTCACCGGACTTTTTATTTGCGTCTGTATGTCGCTCAGGGGGTAGTGTGAGTGATGGTATTGAGGTTCCTACTAATCATTCCTGGTACGATGTCGTCAGGAGATCGGATGGCACCATTATTTGTAGCTTCCCGGCCGAAGGAAGGCATCTGATTTACAGGGTTAATGGCATAATTTCAATGCGACCTTTATTGCCCGAAGAAGAAGTTTTTACTCTAAACGGATTTATGAAATTTGCGGAACGACTTGGCTACCGAGTTCTCCCACCTTCTGATAATATGAAATCAACGGCCTGAACAACCGTTACCTACTGCGCCACGGAGAGAAGCCATGGCGCAATTGCACTTAATAAAACAATCTCAAGGTATCCTGATCCCCGCGACGCCGGAGACCAGTGATTTTCTGCAATCAAAATGCAAGCTCGGATCCGTTCTGGAAGCCGATTATAAGCTTGTCCGCAATCCGGCGTTTCACCGCCGTTACTTTGCTTTACTCAATCTCGGCTTTGAATATTGGGAACCTACCGGCGGGGCGATTTCGTCTAACGAGCGCAGGCTTATCACAGGTTACGCCAAATACCTTGCTGCATATGGCGGGAGTGAATCGGCGTTGCTTGATGCCGCCGGGCAATATCTCGACCGGATAGCTGAGAAGCGATCCGGCTATATCAGTATTTGCAAATCCTTCGATGCTTACCGGGCGTGGGTCATCGTTGAAGCCGGCCACTATGACGCCATACAGCTGCCGGACGGCACGCTGAAAAAACACCCTCGCAGCATTTCTTTCGCAAGCATGGACGAATGCGAGTTCCTGGAACTGTACAAAGCATCGCTGGATGTTCTCTGGCGGTGGATCCTCTCTCGTTCATTCAACAGCCTGCAGGAAGCTGAGAACGCCGCCAACCAGCTTTTAAGCTTCGCGGGGGGAGGCCGATGAAACGCTCATGGTTTCACCATCTCGAATGCACAACGCAGCAGGCCGAAGAATTGGTAGCGAGATATCGTCAGCGGGGCGTAAAGGTTGAACGAAGCTTAAACCCTGACTTTATGACATGGACCGTCAGCGCGCAGCTGGTGGAGGACAAAAATCCGCCGCGCCCAGACTCTCGCTGGCGCAACAGGATGTGGGGGTGAGTATGGCGAACCTTCGCAAAGCGGCTCGAGGCCGCGAATGCACAGTGCGGATCCCTGGTTACTGCAACGGCAACCCGGAAACCAGTGTGTTGGCGCATTACCGCTTGGCGGGTACGTGCGGCACAGGATGCAAGCCTGACGATACTCAGGCGGCGATCGCCTGCAACGGGTGCCATGACGTAATCGACGGCAGAACTAAAACCACCGATTTCACCTACGACGAATTGCGCCTGATGCACGCGGAGGGGGTAATGCGCACCCTGGAAATCTGGCGGAAAGAGGGACTCATTAAATCATGAAAATCTACGATATCACGCCCATCGGCAAACCCAGGATGACCAGAGCTGATAAGTGGAAGCAGCGTCCGGCGGTAATGCGCTACCGGGCATTCTGTGATGAAGCTCGTCTGCGCAAAATTCACCTGCCAGATTCCGGCGCTCACGTCACGTTCGTCATGCCTATGCCGCAAAGCTGGAGTCAGAAAAAGAGAGCGCAATACGCAGGACGTCCACATCAGTCAAAGCCCGACTGCGACAATATGCTGAAAGCCCTAATGGACGCTCTCTATGAGGATGATTCACACGTCTGGGATTGCCGCATCACCAAAATATGGGGCGAGAAAGGGCAGATCATCATTGGGGAATCTCTATGACCCTCGATCACTTCATGCAGTACCAAACCGAGAGCGTTAAGCGCGCCAGTATGCCGCCAGTAGCAAAGCACAACCTGAACCAGACCAAACCAAAACAGCCAAAGAGGGCCGCAGCGTGAATCTTGAAAACACAGTGAAATACCACTTCGCAAAATCCACGCTGATTAGCGATTCTCCGCGTGCTACCGCCTCAGATTCACTGACCGGCACCGACATCATGGCAGCAATGGGCATGACCCAGGAACGTGCCGCTATGGGGTATAGCGCTTTCCTGGGCAAGATGGGCATAAGCAACAATGACCGGGATCGGGCTATAGGACTATTGGCTGAGTACGCGCTGACAAAATGCGATAAGGTTGCTGCGTTGCGAAAGCTCTCGCCAAGCGTAAAACCCCGGGTTATACGGTTCCTCGCAGAGTACGCCTTTGAGGATTACTCCCGCAGTGCTTCCAGTAAAAAAACATGCGACTGCTGCAACGGGTCTGGATTCATCGACACAGTGGCGTTCACCAACAAAGTAACGTATCCGGACGGCAAACCGCCGAAGTGGGTCAAAGTTACAAAGGGGATCTATCCATCATACTGGGAGGAGGTGAAGTCGGTCCGGGAGCAGGTCCGGGTGCTTTGCCAAAAGTGCAAGGGAAAAGGGACTGTTAGCGCCGCCTGTAACGACTGCCACGGTCGGGGGAAGGTAGTGAACCAGGATGAGACGGAGAAGCAGGGAGTGCCTGTGATGGGTAACTGTAAACGCTGTGGCGGTCGCGGGTATGAGCGAATCCTCTCCACTGCTGTGCATAGGGCCATTTGCCAGATAACGGACGCCATCACTTTGGATACCTGGAAGAAATCGGTTAAACCGTTCTTCGATGTATTGATCACTAAATTCGATATAGAGGAGGCGTGGGCAGAGGCGCAACTCAAACAAATAACGCGGTGAGATATTTACTTTTCCCGAATTCGTGTTAATTTGTTCTAACGATGGGCATTGTATGTTCACCGTTGAAGAAAAAATTTAAAGCCTCGGCAAATGCCGGGGCTTTTTCGTATCTGCAATCCGGTCAGGGCTCTTGGGTTGAGATGTGCTGCACGACACATTAACGCCCATGCGCGAGAGCCCTGAACCAGATTGAAGTTACTCAGCAATAATAAAACTGCATGTCATCATTTGCTTACATCTTATTGACCATAAAATTAACATCTTGTTAATCTATTCGTGTGGTGAATCCCCCTATGCGGAGGGGCGTCCAGTCAGTTACAGAACCTGTAAATGCAGCGCGGGCCATGCCGACTGGGGCATGCTCACCGGGAGGCACCCGGCACCACGCAATGCTACTAAGCTATTTGGTAGTGGGGTTGCTGTTTCGGCTTCTCCAGCTATGTTTAAAAGGCAGTAACGGAAAAAGCGAGCGCTCTCCTGGTAAATCGGTAGCTCGGACTATTAGGTACGTCTCGATCCGGTACAGAATCAGTATTGCCTACCTTTCTGCCCGTTCCTCTGAGCGGGCTTTTTTTCGCCATGAATAAGGCTCCTCGGCAAGCTGAGGAACAAATCATTTGAGGCTGCGCTTATGCGCGGCCTTTTCTTTTTCCCCTCAATTCTGAGAGGATTCACAGCAATAGAGGGGGACCGATGTCCGAACCAATTACCGGCACAGGCTTAGCTGGTGGCGCTTTAACTGGGGCGAGTGTTTACGGGCTATTAACCGGTACAGACTACGGTGTTGTGTTCGGGGCATTTGCTGGTTCCGTCTTTTATATAGCGACAGCGGCCGATTTGAGCGCCCCACGACGGATGGCATATTTCGTTGTGTCCTATATCGCTGGAGTTCTGTGCTCCGGGCTGGTCGGTTCTAAGTTATCCGACCTGACCGGGTATAACGATAAGCCTCTGGATGCAATTGGTGCCGTAATCATTTCGGCATTGGCCGTAAAAATACTCACCTTCCTGAACAATCAGGATATTGGCTCGCTGGTGGCGCTAATAACGCGCCGGGGAGGTTCCGGTGGTACTAAATGATCCTACTGCAACCATCAATGCGCTGTTATGTGCTGGTGTCGTTGTTACGTTGATGTTCTATCGCCGCAGAGACTCACGTCATCGTAAGTG